CAAGATTTATATTAGCAGTATCTAATGCGTCTTTGGCGTTGTTTTTATTGGTTAAGGCTGTGGCTACTGTAACGGTTTGACTATCTACCGCAACCTGAGCAGCATTCTTTTCTGATAGCGCTGTTGCTTGTGCTGCTACCGCCTGATCATATGCGGTATACGAGTTATCCTTAGTAGTCTTAGCCGACACTGCGGTGCTATGTTTATCTGTTGCTGTGTTGATTAATGATTGAAATCGTGTTTTGTACTGGAGATTATTTACCTTTTTATTTAATTCTGAAATCTCTACATAAGCAGCAGTCAAGGGGTCTGGATTGCTTTGGGCGGGGGTAAGGAATAGCCATCCAATCCCTAAAATAAAGGCTAATGATATTCTCCATAGCTTAGTCCTAGTCAACTATAACTCCTACACAAACATGATGTCTGTCTAGTTAATTATAACATTGAACCACTTAGTTAGTATTATCTGTTTTGCTAGAATTATCCGTTTTGTAAAATCCCTTACCCTTAAATTGTATTCCAAATGGTCCGTATTGTTTTATCATGGCTGAACCGCATTTGCTGCAAAGCTCTACCACGCTTGCGTTATCAGCAGACTTATTGATCTCTAAAATATTACTACAAATAGTACACCTATATTGATATACGGGCATTACTTTCCGCTCTTTTTTCTTTTCTCTGCCAGGGCTGCGAAATCTTTTATCTTTGTTTCGCCCATGTATCCCCAAGCATAGCCGTCTTCGATCATTTGCTCGTTGACAGATTTGCTGTCCCCATCAAGGTATACCCATCCAAGTATCCTGCCGTATTTTTCTGAGCTATCTGGCTTTTCTGTTTTTACAACCACGTCTTGAGCTTCTTTAAACTTAGACTTCAAATACTCTTTTGATTCAAGCCCTAGTGTTTTTTCAAACTTATCTGATGTCCTAGATTCTGGCGTATCTATTCCTGCCAATCTTAATCTTTGAGAATAAGATATATTGAAGCCAAGGTCTATGTCGACATCAATTGTGTCTCCGTCAACGACTTTTGACACATTCTTAACTCTATACTCAAACATCTTTCTCCTTAAATTTAGGAGCAGTTTATACAGGACATGCTCAGGTCCTATCTCTGGGCTGCAATGCCCGTCTGCGACTCCCCAGTGACGGGGTGCAGATCTTTATTATACTATTTATTTAATTTTTATGATTTTTGGCTTCTTCTCTTCTGGCAGAATGCGTATAATATCGATTTTAAGCATCCCGTCCTTTAGTTCGGCAGCCTTTACCTCCATATATTCACCAAGGGCCCACTCACGGGTAAATTTACGGGCAGAAATACCACGGTGGATAAACTTCGAATCGGCATCCTCCGTCTTTGATTCTCCCTTTACTGTAAGCTTGCCGTCTGCTATTGATGCCTCAATATCTGATTTACCAAATCCTGCAACGGCTAATTCGACAACAAAGTTGTCTTCGTCTACCTTGATTACGTTATATGGTGGGTAAGTTGCGGTTCCAGAAACCGTATGAACATGGTTCCATGTATCCAGCGCTTTGTCAAACCCAATAAAAAATGGGTCCTTAAAAAGGTCCCATGCAAATTGTGTTACCATTTTATTCCTCCTTAAGCGAATAAATTAATATAGGACCCCCAATGGGCATCCTACTATAAGTATAGCATATTTTTTAATTATTGGGGATATTTTTAAAGATGTCTGGGTCTATATTAATAAGGCCCTTTTCCCTAGCCGCCTGATGTCCCAGGGGGCCCATGTGTATTGTTGCTTCTAAATTTTCGTTATATTCTATATTAATCAATCCAGCTTGATATAGCTCTATTAAAGACCTGTCGACGTAGTCTTGGTGAGACTGAAGAAGTTCTGGGGCATATTCTCTTGCAAGATCTTCATTAATAGAATAGAGTATTTCTCCTTTTTCATCCAGCCCTTCTATATTAACTACTCCCAACTCTATAAAATGACTTAAAAGTTTTTCATTGTCAAAATATTCATTATAATTTATGTTCACCGACAGCACCATCCTCGCTTTTATCAATTGTTTTTTCCACTAGCTGCTGTACGTAATCAGAAAAATGTTTCCTAACGTTCCCAGGGGGTCTTGACCCCATGGCTTTCCACAGCCTCTTATATTCTATCACATTTGCAAATGTAGTGGGGCATAAACAAACTTCATTATATTCTTTTAAGACAGTTGGCAATGGCACATGTTTACCACAACACTTACACTGCTTTGCTTTTTCCTGATAGGTACTCACACTATTTCCATTCCGTCCAGGGCGTCCGCCAGCTTTTCTGGCATTCTCGGAGGCCGTATCATATTTAAAGAAATTTCATCTTCTTCTCTATCCCACTTTAGTGATGTATAGGTATGAATTTCTATTTCTTCATTGTTCCGTGGCCTGCTTCTGCTAATTGCATTATATACAGACCCACATACCGCATCTGCCAAATCTTTAGATCCTTTTCTTGGGTGGTCAATCCTGTCTCTCGTAATTTTTAATTGAAGCAATTCATCAATCAATAATTTAATTGACGGTCCATTTAATCTATCTTCAGATATAACCATAGCCATGTCGTCGTAATGTTTTTTTGCCACAGACAGAGTTTCTGTATTAATTCCGTACTGCCTTAATTGCTGCATCATGTCGTGAGAATTCCATCTGTCAAATGTACAAATTTTAATTCTAAATCCTTTTGTTCTAAGGGATAGGATGTAATCTCTTACTTCTTTAAAGTCTACGGATTTGTCTGGGGTCGGAGTCCAGTACCTCACCGCATCTACTTCTACAATTGGGGCGGGCTGAGAATAAGTGTCTGTTAGTTTTATGTTAACCCACTTTTGCACATGTGACATAGCAACGGCGCAATGGTCATGTTTTTGGGCAAGGTCGACATGAAGAAAGTATTCTTTGTCTGGATCTGGTGCAAACCGATCTTCAAACCTACCAAATTGATCTACGGCAAGTATTCTGTTGCTAAATGCGTTCTCAATCTTTTCTCTAGACTTAAAGAATGCGTCTATTGCCTCTGATGGCATACAGGCAAATCTGCCCAATGCGTCTGGAGCATTTTTATAAAACGCCACCTTAAAATCATTAATTGTCCTCGTAGGATTTACTTCCCAGGTGGGTCTTTTTAATGCATAAACCTTTGGATACCTGTATGATACTATATGATCTTCTTCCCACTCAATATTAAACTCATTGCCATCTGTTCCGTCTGGCAGGGAATCGTCTAGCTTAAACTGGTGGCTTTTAACTACAATATCTTTCTCTGCAACAACATCGTCGTATTTTTGTTGGATATAATCATTTTTATATCTAGGGAATGACAACAAAATAACTTTTCCATAGTCTGGGAAACGTGAGTCTACAGAAGCACGATACATCTCATAAATTGCAACACCTGTTTTTGCCTGCTCGTGTCCCGTAGTATTTTCTACACTAAACCCAGAAATCTCGTCTAGAATTACAACTATTACGTTATAGCCCTCCCAAGCCTCACGCTCTGAATGCCCTGAGTGTACTGTAATATTTTTATTAAACTTTATTTCAGAAACTTTTTCTGAATACTTGCCTACAAACCAAGGGGACTTTTCTATTCTAGTTTTAAGACCCTTGAAGAATACGTTGTTTGCTTGCTGGGCATTGATAGCAATATTTATAATATCTATTGAATCCCCTGGAGGCTTACCATAATATGTTGCTGGATCCTTAAGACATAGCAATAAATATACTATATATGATACAGATATCGCAGAGCAGTAATCTTTGCCGCTGCCTTTGCCTAATTGAGCAATTACTTCGTTACAGGTTTGTTTAAATCTTCTTCTGCCCTCATCTTCTCCGAAGAGTTTGATGAGGGTTTGTTCTTTGTAGATCTGGCTGCTCTTCTCAATGAGTATATACTGGTGCTCCGAAAGCTCAGGGAGTCCGAGGTACTCTGGGCTTGTGACGAATTGTCGTAAGTCGACTGGTCTTTCATCAAATTCCTCCCCATCTAAAATGTCGATAACATCTGAAAAATCAAGACCCACTAGCGTTCTCAACTATCTCTACAGGCTCAACTACTCCAGTTATTTGAGCTAATCTACGCATAATTTCTCTTCTTATTTGTGGGTGTTCCGCAGATACATCTTTCAGTATACCAATTAATATTTCTTGTTTGCGTTCCGTTTCGGCAACCTGATTTGCTAATTCTACGTTGTCTAGTAGCCCCACCTCTTGCAACATTCCAATTCTTTTACTCTCAATGTCTGCAATTAATTTTAATGCTGTTGCTTTTACATTTAATTGTCCCGCTTGATCTGCATCGTCTACAGTCTTCCAGGCCTCTTTAATTAACATAGCATAGTGTTGATCTGCCCCAGAGATGGCCTCCTTTGCCCTCTCACGAGCCCCAGAATCGCTTCTGACGACCTGTTTCCACTCTTCTATATACCCTAACACATCTGCCCTCTTAAAACCTGTTATAGTGGCAATCTGGGTAGGGCTATTACCTTTAAGTAGTTCGGCAACGACCTGATTCATGCGATCAAAATGATCCGCTAATTCAATTTCCATATATATATTATACCATTCTAGTCGACTAAGATTCGGGTAATTTCAATTTAGCCACCTTTAATAGAATCAAATATCCAATTAAATCATCAATATCGTTGTCTCCTGGATATTCTGTGCCCTTCATAAGCCTATTTAATTTATCATCAATACGGACATGAAGTTGTTCTCTTGGGCCCGTTTTTGAAAATATACGCACAGGCTCAAGAGCTGAATTGCCGTAGGCAATATTCTTTTTAATTAACATGTGTGCAATTTCCATGCAGGATTCCAATATTTCTCTGCCAGCAGCAGTACCTACTGTTAACAAATATAAATCATCATATCTAAATTCTTTTGAGTCTGGGAATACTGGTTTTAACATTACCGCCTCCTAATTAGCTGAAACTTTTCCAAGTACCTCTGTATGGTCATAGCAGAGACTTTACACTCATCGGCAATTTCTGTTACCGTTTTCTTTTGTACCACATACCTTCTATATAGCCAGGTCTGGCTTTGATATAATTTCATCGTTCTGTCAACACCTTATTTGCATAGTTAGCAATGCCGAATGCATCTGCTACATCAAAATCATTTAACGATAATTTGTATTTATTGTTAAAATAATCTACTGTTCTTTGTTTTCTGATCTGCCTCATTTTATTCTTGTACCATGAGTCAGCATACCCTGGATTCTCAAGTCTAAGCGCATCCTTTTCTAGCTTTGTTGGATTTTTATTTCCAATGTATGCCTGCCAAGACGTGGGGGATATGGTAATCACGCTAGCCCCAGTAGACATAAGTTCAGCAATTACCACTCCGTACACGTACGACAATTTTATCACAGCATCAGCGGATCTGACAAGTATGGCGCCCTCGACAGCAATATAATCACTCTTTATTTCATCTAACATGGCCCTAGTTTTAACTTTGGCGTCATGTATTTTTTCATATATGTCTTGACCAACAAAATTTATTTTACCCCATTTTAGCGGACTATCATTTTCTATTAAACAGAAGGCTACGGAATTTGTGGATGCGTCTATGCCCAAAACCTTGTTTGCTTTAGCCTTTGCCAAATCAGCTAATTTCATCTAACATGTCCTTTATTTTAAACTTTCTAGTAATATCAACCCTTTTGGTACAAAAGGAACATAACGGACTTTCGTTATATCTGCTTAATTGAGATCCACATTTTTTACACGCACGAGGGACGCCGCTTCTAATTGCTTTTCTCTCATAATACTTCTCCATAATTCTTCTGTTTGTAGAAACACGGCAACATTCGTCCGTGCAGTATTTTTGATTATGGGTTTTAGGAGTAAATTCTTTGGCACACTCTTTATTTGCACAAATCATAATCGTGGCACCACATAAGATTCTATTTGAACGGTACCCGTCAAACCCGCATAGCACTCCTTCTTAACTGGACAATACGTACAGGGCATTTTAGATTTTGAGGCGCCAGCAGGCCGCATTGGCAAATCTCCGTCTTTAAAGTTATCCCATACTTCGCACATCCAGGTAAACAAATCCTCTACAATTTCTTTATTCTTATCATTCATTGACACAGGAATTACTATAATCTCTTGCGTATTCTTATTCTCATAAACAAAGAAACCTTCTTTGACATTTCTTAATTTCATGTAGGTCAACAGCTGCAGCATATGATTTGTGGCAGGCTTCATCTCTGCCTGCCTTTGATCCCATATCTCCTGCTTTGCTGTTTTAATTTCACCAAGTATGGTTTCATCATCGTAATTCATGATTAAATCTATGAAACCACGAATAGGGGGGTACTCATTTATTATCTCTTCTTCTTGTGCCCGAAACTCTGGCATCGTAGAAATAAGTTTTTGTAGCCTTTCATGTGCTTGCGTTCCCTGTGCCATATTTGCTACGGCAACGGCATCGTTGTCATCGATAAACATTGCACCACTAAAAGCCATGTACCAATATCTTGGGCATGTGCCCTGCCCATATCCAAGTGTGCTGGGACTAAATGATTTCTTTGCAATCTCTCCATCGGGGCGCTTGGTGTTTCTGTACGATTCATCTAAAAGATCAGAAAACTTTTCAGGATCAAAATGCCTGCCTGGATTCTTTTTAAACTTAAGATTTTTTACAATTTTTCTACCCATTATGAGTTATACCTAACTACGTATTTTAATGCGTCCACCAGCTTGTCTATGGATTCTTTGGCGGAATAGTAAATGTTTTTCTTGTTGTTATTCACAGTGCCCGCCTTATCTTTTGCAATTGTAGAATATACTGAGGCCATCATAGAAAATTTAGTTGACATAGCTTGTAGTTCTATAATTAAATAGGGTGCTTTTGCTGACGGAACGTCAGGATTTAGCAACAGCTTTACGACAATGGCTAGGGCCTTGTCTAGCTGATCGTCTTTCATATACTCATGAAGTTCGTTAAACTCTGTAATAGAACTAATTAATTCAAGGGTATTTTTATCGTCCGTCATTTTTAGCCTTCTCCTTCTTATCTAACTTGTCTATCAATAACCCTAGTCCGTATCCAAAAACAAAACATACTAGTCCGAATAAGGCTATAGCCAAATTGTCTATCATCTCTTTTCCCCCTTTTTATTGTATTCTCCGTACTTACCAAGAACAGCCTTTACTGTTCCATCTTTTCTTAAACGAACAATCATTCCGTTTCTAATTTGCATGGGATTAAATTTATCGTGTCTCTTATATTGTCCACTAGACATTTTTATTCTCCAAACGATTTAATCTTTTTTTAATTGGTCTAATCATGTGTAAAACTAAAAACCAATCTAGCGCAAGTCCTAGTCCAAGACCAAAAGGGAACCAAAGTGCATTTGTCATTTGTGTCCGTCCTCCCAAAATTTAACCAGCTCTTCTAATATGGCCCACTCAACAACGCCAAGGCGAATTCTTGAATCCGTGCCTATAATAACCTTAAGGCAAGGATGCATGTTTCTATTTACCTTAAATGTATCAGTACATATTTTAGACCAAATTTCTCGATTCATAGTAAAAGACTTTTCGGCTTCTTTATAATCTACTATAAAAGAATACCACCTAGCATCGCCTTTCTGATATTTTCCCCTACCAGAATTTTTTTGTTGTTTTGCGCCATCTCTTTTAGCTTCTGATTTTTCTGACATTAGTTCACCTTAAATGTATTTAGGTGGCCATTTTTACATGTCCAAGACATAGTTAGTGTTGTTGGATCCCAGAATGTTTCTGTTGAGTCTGCATCGCATTTTGCACAAGGCTTAGCGCCGCCAATTTTTTCTAGTTCTATTTTATGTATTTTCTTTGGCTTGGGTCCAATAAATTCATCAAGATTTGGCACGGATTTGCTCCTGTAATTTTTCAACTAGCTTTGGGTTATCACGAAGATACTGAACTGCCCTTGCTCTTCCCTGGAATCTTTCTTTGTCTATCGTGTACCAGGCACCGCCTTTTTCAACTATTCCGCACATTTCTGCAACGTCTAGTGTTTCTGCGACCAGGTCTACGCCTAGCGTTTTCCCTTGGAAATAGAAGTCATATTGCCCCGATAAGTTTGGTGGACCCACCTTATTGTAATCAATAATCCAATTGACAGGTCTTCCAACTTTTTGTTCAATAATTTTGTCACCGACTTTAACGCCAGCCCTAATAGCATTGGCCTCCGCCTCCGAAGACCATAATTTAATAACCGTGGAAGAGAAGAATTTAACTGCCATTCCCCCCGTGGGGATATGACTGGCATGCATTGATCCAAATTGATTTCGCTGTTGAGAAATAAGTATAAGTAGCGTGTTTTTGTTTGCATAATTTAACATTTTGACTGCGTGGGTCATATCCTTTGCTTCTGCGCCAATTTGCTTGGTGTCTTGCAAATCTTTTAACTCATTTCCATCTTTTTCAAAATAAATTGCTGGCAGTAATGCGGAAATGGAGTCTACAACTATCATGTCTACGCCTACCTCCATTAACTTAGTAGCAATATCTACCATATTATTTACAGTTTTTGCTTGTGAATATATTAATTTTTCTGAGTCTACGCCTAAATCTTTTGCCCAGCTTGGATCGTAAGCATGTTCTGCGTCTATCCAGGCGCAGGTCTTTCCTTCTTTTTGTGCTAAGGCAATCATTTGTAGACAAAAAGAAGATTTTCCAGAAGACTTATTACCCCAAACAAGAATTTGTCTGCCGTAGGCCAGGCCGCCCTTTAATGCAAGGTTTAGCCCTATGCTGGGTGTAGGCTGTTTACTTACATTTACATCTATTGCTGACTGAACTCGTGCTCTTGTTTTTGGATCTAGTTTTGCTAGTACGTCATCTAGTACAATTTCCATTTTTATTCTTTCTTCTCTTTGCCCATTATATCATTAAAAAAGGTTCCCGTGAAGCCTTGGACGCTCTTTATTTATATTAATTTTTTTATCCAATATTTCGTCCAGGCTGTGAAGTATATCTTCTTTATTTCTCATTGCCGCATATAGGTCAAGCATTCTTATAATTACATCTGCAATCTCTTCGACTATCTTTTCTGACCCATGCTTCTTTCTAATTGCTTCTAGTACTTCTGTAACCTCTGAATGGACAAGGGCTAACTTATTCCCCATTTTGTCATTAGTATACTCTCCGTCCCAGAATCCCTTTTGTCTTGCAGATTCGTGCAGAAGTGCGGCTAGGGCGTCTAATCCGTACTCTGTGACTATTTCATTGCTGTTCATTCTTATTCCTTAAGCTAAAGGTAAACGATGGACCGCTCTCATCGTAATCTATTACCAGCTCTTTGTCAGTTTTTGAGGCATCTAAAAATCTTAAGGTTGGCACAGTAAGTTTTTGATACTCTTCCAGTATCGCCACAAGAACTTGATTTATGCTGATGGACTGGACTAGTCCTTCTATTTTATCTGTCATTTTATCTCCTTAATGTTTAAAGTGCCATCATCAAGTTTTGATATTATTACTTGACACTTCATCCCCTCACGCATTTTTGCGAGGGCCATCTTGTATAAACTAGAGAATACTATAGCCCTAGTTAAATTTTTGTCTTTGTCAGACAACACTATATGGGCCATGATTTTACCGTTTTTAGTTTTATACGGAGTAAAATCAATCACAATGTGCTGCTTTTCTGTTAAATCATACTCATTTCTATACAAAAAGTCTACAAAAGAATTCTTGGAGTCTGGCGTAATATCTTGGACCTTGACGTATTTTGCAATTCTATTGTCTCCAACTAGAACAAAATACATCTGTCCAGGTTCTATTTGTGTCTGTTCGTTGTGGAATAAACCAACCGACCCGCTTTCATCTACAATCTCGACCCTAGACCACCCTACGCCACGCTTAATTGATTTGACCATACCGAATATTATGAATGATCCTAGGTCTTCAAACTCAGATACTGGGCGTGCTTGAGATTTAATTTTTGGAGGAAGGTCTATATTAAATTGTGGTATGCCAAGATACTCGTACCAGTTTTCTTTTTCTTTGCCGTCCTTTAAATTATCTTCAAATGCTGCACCGCCAATAGCATTTAGCGCAGAAACAGCCCTGCTGTTAATGCCGCTACCCTTTTGAGAGGCCTTTTGTATAAAATCAGCATAATCCGCATAAGGTCTTTTTTCTATAATTTTATTTGCAATACTGTCTGATATAAATTTAATTTCTGCAAGTCCAAATACAATTCTGTCTTTTTGTAAAGAAAAGTAAACATCAGACTCGTTAATGTGTGGTAAGCCTACTCTGATACCTAGGCGCTTTGTCTCAATTAAATATTCCGTTCTAGCATTTTTATCGTTTTCATTTTTAAGAACCGAAAACATGAACTCAGTAGGGTAATAAGTCTTAAGCCAAGCCGTATAATAACTAAGCATGGAGTAAGCAACAGCATGACTACGATTAAAGGAATAATTTGCATGAGCTTCAAAATCACGCCATAGATGTTGGGCTGTCCTCTTCCCAACATGGTTCTCAGCCCCCTGAATAAACTTATCCTTGAACTGGTCGAGTTCTTTTGCATCTTTTTTCTTTCCAATAATTTTCCTTACCTTGTCAGCCTCTGCCCATGACATTCCGCCTAAGTATACGCAGGCCTGCATTACTTGCTCTTGATATATGATAACACCATAAGTATTTTCTGTATAGGGCTTAAGTATGCTATGTGGGTATTTTACCGCCTCTTCGCCGCTCTTTCTTGCAATATATGAGGCGCCCACAGTATTCATAGCCCCTGGCCTAACCAAGGCGTTGGAGGCTGCCAAATCCTCAAATTTATCTACCCCCATTTTTATTAATAGGTTTGTATATGGCGTTGCTTCAGCCTGAAATACTCCCTTAGTATACCCTTCGCTAAGCATCTTATAAACCTTTTTGTCTTCTAGCGATATCTCAGATAGATTAATTTCTTTGCCGTAACGATCCTTGATAGACTTTAGTGTGTCTGATATTACTGATAATGTTTTAAGTCCGAGTGCGTCTACCTTTATGAGTCCTATATCTGCAACCGTATCCATGTCGTAGGCTACTACGGGTATTCTTCCAGAAACATCATCGTCTGCATCCGCCCTAGATTCTACTGGGGCAAATTGCCTTAAATCATCTTTAGCAACAACAACGCCCGCTGCGTGGACTCCAACGCTTCTAATCTTGCCCCTAAGCTTTTCTGCTAACCATGTAACCTCTGGATACTTAACCCTAAATTCTTTTGTGTTTGGAGAATCAATGTATTCGTCAAAAGTATCTACCTTCTTCAAGGCACGATTAACATCAGATAACGGAATCATAAATACACGAGCAGCGTCTCTAATAACGCCCTTGTCCTTAAAATAAGTATAGGTTGAAATAGAGGCAACATGCTTAAACTTTTTCTTTAAATAATCCTTGACCTCTTTACGGCGGCGGTCCTCAAAATCCGTGTCAATATCAGGAAAGTCATTACGCTCTGGATTAATAAATCGGAAGAACAGCAGGTTATATTTAATTGGGTCTACATTTGTAATGCCTAGGGCATAGCAGACAAGGGATCCAGCGGCGGAACCACGACCTGGACCAACCACGATATTATTTGTCCTAGCCCAATTAATCATATCTGCCACCACCAAGAAATAGGAGGCAAATTTCTTATCCCTAATTACAGATAATTCTTCTTCAATCCTGTCCAAATAGACCTTATCCTGGTCCAGAGATAGGCGTTTAAGGCCTTCTGAGGCCATTTCAGCCAGTTTCTCGTCAGCATTGGTCTTAGGGACTGGAAGGAGGTCTAGACCCCTGTAGAAATCGTATTCTTCAATTTTATGGGCTATCTCCATGGTATTGTCATATATATCAGTTCTGTCTATACCAGCCCTCCTAAAATCCGCCTCTATTTGATCCCTAGTCTGAACAAATAAATTATAGGTTTGGAATGATAATTTCCGATCAGGATAAAGATAGTTAAATCTATCTAACATATTCTTCATCTGACGAGACATGTCAAAATCTGCCTCTTTATCTACCTTTGGGTTTGTAGATAATATTAATAATGCTTCCTCAAGGGGCCTGTCTTCTTCGTGTGCAAAATGGCAGTCCGAGGTGGCTACCAGCTTTATTTTTAGTTCCTCCGCCAATTTAATAAGACCGTCGTTAACCTCTTTGCTATTGTGTGATTGAACCTCAACATAAAAATCTTCTCCAAATTCTTTTTTAAATGACCTTAAAAGCATTTTGGCCTCGTCCATACTTCCCTTTTCAATGCACTTGGACATTAAGCCATTCATGCATCCTGACAATACGATAATACCCTCTTTATTCTCAAATAAAATTTCTCTGTCAATTCTTGGTTTATGATAAAATCCTTCGGTCCAAGCAATCTCCTGAATGATATTTAAATTACTTAGCCCCTTTTTATTTTTTGCCAGTAGGGTTATGTGATTGTATGCCTGAATAGATTTATCTGTTTTAGACGCACGATCAAATCTATCTGTGGGGGATATGTATGCCTCAACCCCAAGAATTGGTTTTATCCCCTCCTCTTCACATGCTATCTGCATTTCACGATGAGACGCCAAGGTTCCGTGGTCTGTAACCGCTAACGCTGTCTGTCCAGCCTTCTTTGCTGCCCTAACAAGTTCGGCGGGGGAATTAAGTCCGTCCATTAAAGAGTAATACGAATGCACATGCAGGTGTGTAAATGACATTAGTATCCTCCCAAACAAATGTTTCGGCTATGGTATAGCCTTGTTGTCTTTAATGTTTTTCGTGTTGGAGCATATATGTCTGTTCCACAACATGCACATGACAAATGCCATTCACGAGTTTTGTAGTTATATGTAACATACTTTTTCCTATGCTTTAACACAAAACTGTTAAATGGATCTGGTATTTCTAAATCGTATAACATAACCGCCTTATTTTACTAAATAACTTGGGGCCAGTCAATGACCGACCCCAGATATTCCTACCAGTCTACGGTACTACTTGAAGCAGTAGACTCTTCTGTATTGGTTGCCTCTCCCATATAAAATGCTTCTTGTTCTGCATATGGAACATGTCGCACTGCTGTTTTTTCTAGGTCATACAATTCTAGCGTAGAAAAATCAAATGGATTTTCATCTTTTGCTAGAGGAATAATTGTATAACTTGTGTCTGTCTTTGCACCATTGCGCTTGATTCTCCACATCAAATTAGTGATGCTTCCCATTTCGCCAGCGTATGCAATTAAAGTAGGTGTAATTGTTTTTCCGCTAGTTCCTTGTGAAAGAATTGCTACATATGGATCTTCTTTACCATCATCCACTAGGACGTTGATATATAGGCGAGCCTTGGCCTTCCAGCTTGGATTAGCCTTTGGATCTTTTCTGTATTGTTCATTTGCCCAATCACGTCCCTCTGACTCCATTGTGTCTAGAGCCTTACGACGATAATCTTTTGGGTTGGTGTGCTCTAGTGCTATAAATCCGCAACCGAGCTTGTCATTGTAATTTGGTGAATCTGCATCAAGTTCTTGCAGGAACCTGATTTTCACGCTTTCGCCGTCTTCAACTTTAAGCCAGCGACCTTTGTTTTCATCTCCGCCAGAATATGACGGCCTATCTAGTGCCTTGTTTAGGTCTTTTAGACCCTTTACTATACTCATTTATTCTCCTTGTTTATATTTGATGGTATATATCCATCTGTTTTCATATTTATGAGTTCCATGATCTATATTCAATATTAGATACAGAATTTTTAATACAGACTCTTATTTCTTCGTCAGATAAATCACCTGCATCTTTTGCATCATGTGGATATATCTTACCATATTCGTAAGAAGCCCACAAGAGGTCTTTGAATTTTAATTTAATAGCAATGCTTTGTCCCAACCCCCTCCCTGCCACGTCGTTATCTGTCATAATAGTAATCTTACTAAAGTGCCTATTTAACAGATTTTGCTGTTCTGTGGACAAAAAACCGCCTAATGTGGCTACTACATTTGGGAATCCTGCCTGGTGAACACGTATTGCGTCAAAGCTAGACTCTACAACTATGGCCTGATCGCCAATTTTTTTGGCACGGTGGATGTTAAATAATGTTTTACTCTTAGGCAAATTGATGCTATTCTTAAATGCTTTGCCCTCTATAGACCTGCCTACAATGCCTATGGCCATTCCATCTGGACTATGTACTGGAACCGTTACCATGCCCATATTTTCCGAATATCCAAGATTAAAATGAACGATAGACTCCTGCATTATTCCACGAGACTTAAAATACTCTTTTGCCTTATCGCTTGCAAGAATTGAACTGTGTAATTTGTCTAAGGTTTCTTTAGGAAACTCTTCAAACTCTGGCTTGTCAGACATTGTTTCTGCCAGCAACTGATTAAAATTGTTTAGCATTTCTGTCTCTTGCGCTGATATAAATCTAATTGCTTGAAAGTCATTTTTGTTTAATACACGCTTTACCAAATCTGTCAGATTCCCAGACTCTCCACATGCTGGATTAAAGCATAGCCAAGCGCCTGTGCTTTTGTTTATGCAGCAAGAAGCGGTGTGCTTGTTGGAATGAAAGGGGCAATAGAACATAACCTCATTGCCTGGTTCCGACGCTATATCAAGCCCTATAGATTTGATAACTGACTTGACGTGGCTCGGTGCATATTGCGTGGAATTAGCTTCCCTTGACCCATACCCTCTATCTGCCATGCCTTCTTCTTTCCCACATAAACTCCATGGATGCTCAACAAGAACTTCCATGTTTCACCTGTAAATTCTATCGAAAAGGCAGGGTCTATGTCAAGTACTCTGACATATCCCTTACCCCTCATATCCTGCGTTAATAAACTCTCGTACTGCGGTCTCAGGCTTATTAGTTGAGAATTGTCATAAAACTCTGCTTCTACCTGAAACCTTTTAATTCTTTTATGAGTCATTTTTCTTTTTCGACTTGTCAGTTCTCATGTCTGGTAAATCTTCATAAATAGGGGAAATAATGCCTCTATTAATATCCCAGTCAAGGTAGAAGTCAAAGTCCATGCCGTGCCTATTTTTTCTGCTTACTACCTCAATCATATTTGTTCCTAGATATCTGTGGACAGCCATAGCCATGTCTGCATCATACTCGATTGCCTTGGACCATGCTACTTGACTCATCATAGGCGGATTTTCTTGATCTGATATATCATCTGCTGTGGCCGCAGTAATGTCTATTACGGGGACGTTATTTGATACCGCAAGAAGTTTAAACTCACGAGATATGTTTCTGTTTCTTTCAACCTCAGAATTGCTACGCTTGTTGTCATTAAATAATTGGTGATAATCAAGGACCACTAGATCTGGTTTATGCTGGTCAATCTTACCCTGAACAGTTGCAGGGGTAACTTCTGAAACCCCCTCGTTAGAAATAAGAATGAAAGAGCTCTTTCCCTCAAACTTCTTTTTACCCCAAGACTTAAATGTGTCTATGTCAATATCGCCTCTTGATAAATCGCTTGCACGGAATAATCCAGAACCAAGCATTGTGTAAATACGATCACGCATATTCTCTGGCGACATCTCAAGAGAAACAATCATCGGTTTAAAGCCTTGCTCCCATGCTTTACATGCTAGATATGAGGTGAACCATGTCTTGCCCTTACCTGGCCAGCCGATAGCAACTATAAGGTGTCCTGGAGCCATTCCTGTGGGATATGCTTTGTCTATTGCCTCAAAGCCCGTGAGGATTCCTGGACTTCCGCCCATTGCTGCAGAACGCTCTTTGACGGAAAGAAAATGGTTTTCTGCTGCTTCTATGTTGGTTACATCTACGTCACGGACATTGTTTGTAAACTTTGTTAATGCTGCAAGTTTCATTTGCATCTCTGCAAGAACACGAGACGCCGCATTTTCTTTTAAGGAGGATCCAGCCTGCAAGATTATAGATTTTAGTCTACTAGAAAGATATTCGTTCTTTAGTTTGTCTAGGAAATATCCAGTTTCTCCCTTGGTAGCAACTGGCTCAAAATCCTTGAATTGCTCTACTAGCATTCCCGACTCTGGCACACCCTTATATTTGTAGTAGTATGACTTAAGGTGATCCCAGATGTCTCGATGAGATGTAAATATTTCATCTACATTGTTAGCAAGTAATGTACTTATATCTTTATTCTTACATACCGCCGAGATTAACTCTGCCTCTGTATTCACTCTGTTCCTTCCACCATTTTCTTTGTAGCTTCCCGCAGCCTTTGCCGATGCTCCCGATCTTGCTGCAATTCTACCATTGACTTCTCAAGTCTGTCAAAGTTATATACAAAGAAATCAATGGTATGATTTGAGTTATTGAGATCAAAATAATATCTCATTACATCATAGACCCGTATTGAGCCATAATCCTCAATTATGTCAAGCATGGCCCACTTATATTTATATCGATTAATACGAATCTTTTTGTTATACCTTTCAGCATATAATTTAGCAAATTCGCCCACAAGGCGATACGGTTGAGACGCCCTATTATTCTCTATAACGTCTTTAATGTTGAGATTTCCCACGATTTAATTCCTTTTCGACCTCACGAGCTTTCTCGATTAGTTTATTTTCTACAAAATCATACACTCTCTCGGTGGCGGAATCAACATTTTCTCCTTGACGGATATCGTCTTCTACGCCAATACCTATCCTGACGCTTTCATAGTTTCCTAGATTACGTGTGAATGATAAATCTACCTTAACCCTTGTTTCTGCCATTACTCCGCCTTCCATACGGGGACAAATTTGCCGTCGTTGGTCTTAGTATACAATATTAAATTGTGTTTGAGAAGGGCCTGTAGTTCTGATCTTGAGGGCAAGTCCCTTATGTGCCCAGCATCAATAATAAACTGATGTATGTCCAATATGTCCGATTCGCTCAACATATACTTGGACCAGACACTTTCTGGATTGCTGATTGGATATACTTTCTGTGGCTGTTTAATCTTACCCTGAAGTATATATTCTTCAATGGTCACTCTGTGCCGACCCAAAAGCTTACCCGCCTCTATAACAGAATACGCTCTTTCCATGTGCTTGTCTACCTGAGCGTAAGAATACCAAATTCTTTTTTTATCTAAATACGACCAGGCCACGACCTCGTCCTTTGCCCTAGACAGCCTAAGCACTTTATGCACTTTGCCGTTTAAGAAGAAATAGACGAATTTTTTGCGTATTCTCTGTCTGTTTTCTCTAGCCATTTTCCAAATCCACTTGTCTCTTTATTGATCATCCAGCGTTTGCCACACATAATGCAAAACAACTCAACATGAAGCTTTTGAGAAAAGACTCTGTCTACAAAAACTCTACCGTTGCATTTTTCGCATTTCATCATACCTTAAACACCTTGCCGTCCACTACACAAGAATAATCAGGAGATATGTGAATCATTTGAATATGAGGGTATTTTCCATTTTCAATATAAGCAACTGCAAAACCTTTTTGCCAATCATGATGTTGCTGATATTTCACCCCCTCGCTTTTTTCATCACACATATGGCCAATTTCATAACCACGAATTGTTTCACCCTTACCTTTGTTTCTTAATTCGTATGTCTGAAAATGCGCTGCCATTCTATGAGAATGGCCACGGATCAAAGATACTTGCATCTGGTTCATATCTGCCCTTACTGCGCCAGACTCGGCAACGGACAGCCCGTGATGAACATGAATATCCCCATAACGTTTTTTAGGCAGATCATCATAATGAATATAATCATAGCCAAATGAATCTAGGCCCCATAATGCTTCGGGCGTTACAATATTAAGAAATTCTGGAAGCTTAGCATCCATATATTTAAAAATACGAATATCGTGATTTCCTAGGGCTGAAAACAATTCTGCATTTGGCCCAGCAACTTCTCTATTTCTAGCGTAAAATTCTTTAGCAACCTTTGCTTCATGCTGCATTAAAGGAACAATTGCTGCCCCCTGTTGATCTTTATACATTCTAAGAAATTCTGCTGACCGCCCATCTGTAAATCTGCTATAGCATGCCTGGTCATCGGTATCGCCAAGAATGTCTACCACGTCTGGCTTAAACCATTCCATTACCTTAAACCAAAGCTCTATCGCTTTATCGTCTTGATAGGGGCATTGCTGGTCGGACGATAGCATCCACTTTAAATCGTTTGTCATTTAAATCCTTATGTTAAAAAAGTCACGGGGTCGTGACTTAATATTTAATAAATTGTAGCATAT